CATTACCCCAGACCTTAGCATTACCACAGACCCAAGCATTACCAGAAAGGTTCTCTTCTTTTTCTATGTAACCGCCAATGTCACCTGCTTTTACGTTATGTTTTTTTAAATCTTTTGTAGCTTCAATTCTAAATAATTTTCTACCCCAAAAGGTAAGGCTTAAATCTTCTCGAAGTTTAAAATGTTTATCTGTCATTGTATTTTCCTTTTTTTAATGTAGTATTAATTTATGATTTTAAAGTAAGTTATTGCGATAAAGTCTTTTCATAAGGTTTCTGTTTCTTATTCTTTCTACTTTACATTCTGTTTTTAATTCATTTAACTTTTTTACTAAATCATTCTTACTTAGTTCATTATATTTTTTCTCAAGCTCTTTATAAGCATTTCTTAGGTTTATATTCTCTTGCTGTAATCGCTTATTTTGTTCCCTGTAACCCTCATTTTGAGCAGCAAGCATATTTATGTCATTAATACCAAGCATTTGTTTCATCCTTTATTTTTCATTTTTGTAAGCTACTTTAAGTTTTGAATGATTATCTCCTTGTTTATTAGATGATACTCATCATATTCAGTTCTTTGCGAAAACCTATTAAAAATTTCTTTTTGTCTTACATTCTTAAATTTGCAATTATACTGGCTTTTCAAATTCCTTATAATTCCCGGTAAATGATGGAACCCATAATTATCGCTCGCTTGTTTATTTGTTATAAAGCCGTTTTCAAGCAGGTGTAAAAGAATTACTTCATTTTGTGTTAATTTTTTATCCCTAATTAATTTTCTATCAATGTATTTAACCATTTTTCCCCCATTGTTAACTTAATTTTTAAAGCTTCCAATTTATGTTTTATGTGTTCTGGCATTGGTTCTCTTTCTTCTCTTCTGAGTGTTTCAATATGTCTTACAGCTTTGCATTTATCATCCGGAATAATACAACCAGAGAGATTTTCTTTAATCCATTTAGGACTTGGAGCTGTATTAGTTTTGTCATATTGTGTTAGCATTGTATAAAAAAGTTTTTCATAATCAATTTTTAATTTGTTTAAGACCGTTTCATATCCAATTGTCCAGTAGCAAAGATTATTTTCATTAAAAGTGGTAGGAAACATTGAAAATAACCGTTTTAAAAATTCGTCTTTATCCACTTTGCAGGCTCTCCTTTCGTTTTTTGTCAAAGAAGTCATCAATGAATGATTGTGAAACTCCTTTGATTGTTGCATTTTGCAAGTATTTGTCATTCATTATGCCTATGTGATTGTTAAGCAAGCTCTTAAAATCAATCTTATTGTTTGCAATGGTTTTTAAGTCGTTTGCTTTGATACAAAGCCCTTTGAAGTATTCAAAGTCATAGTCAATCTCGCTTAAGAAGCTGTTAAGAAGGTTAAGGATGTTCTTTGCTCTGCGTTCAAAGCTTAAAGGAATGAGATTTGTACAATTTTCTGAATAAACTTTGAAACATTTTTCAAAATCTAAATTGCAAATAATATCTTTTACCTTCTTCTTATCCTTCTTCTTATCCTTCTTCTTATCCTTATTCTTATCCTTATTCTTATTCTTAGCCCCTAATAAGGGGCTATCAAGGGGCTTGGATGGGTCATTAATTCCCCATTTATTTAATTCTTTTAAAACACTTGCGTGGACTTTGTTTTGAGGATTTAGTTTATTATCATACTGAAATTTAATAAATTTTGGAATATATAAAACTTCATCAGATATAAAAATTAATCTTTTACCAAAAAATTTTAAATCATCTAATGTAATTGGAGTTCCGATTTTAAAACTCATTAGTTCAATATCTAATTTTTCTAAAATTCCTGCGTGGTTGCATTCAGCTAATAAATATTCCCAAATTGCTTTATGTAACAAGCTTAATTTTCTATACCAAGGATCATTAAATTTCTCAGTATCAGTAAACCTTTTAGCCATTATCTGCTCCTTCTTCGGACTTCATTAAAATGTGTATTCTTCGTCAATATACGTATTTACTGTGTTCTTTTGTTTCTTTTCTTTATCAGGACAGAAAACCTCCAGATAAAAATCAGGGGCTTTCTCGTTAATGCCTTTATTTTTATTTGGCTTTAGGATTAACATCTTGTCTTGTGTTATTGTAAACGGCTGTATTTCTTTATCAACTGAGACTGAATAATATATCTCGTTATTTTTATCAGATTTCAACCAAGCTGCACCTATTCTTGTCATTTTTTTATCCTTTCCGCCGATTATTACCAGCTTTTATTTCATTTCTGAGAGTTTTCTCACTTTTTAATCTTTATATATTAAGTCTTGTGTTAATTCTTGTTGATTGATATTTGCTTGTAATTGTCTAATATTACGCTTTTTCTTGACGCACAAATGTCTTTGAATATTTGTGCGTCTTCTACATTCTTATGTTCTGTTTTCCATAGTGCTTCTAATTCTTCAACTGTTTGACATTGGGATACTTTTTCATATATCGCAGTATCTTCATAAGGTTTGGTTTCAGGCACTGTTACCCCGTCATTTAGCCAATCTAAAAGTGTTGTACCAAAACTTTCATCTATAATCGCCTCTTTGCCATTAAACAAGCTTGTACGATCTTTCGTTGCACTGGCTATATGGTTCTCGTTTAACCTGAATACTAGTGTAAATTCAAAGTCTAATCCGTCACGTTGTTCGGTTTTTAAACCGACTTTTTCAACTTTCATTTTACCGTTGTTATTTGTCGTTTCATAATCTGTTTTTGTTCTTGCTGTTGCAATGATATGCAAATTGCTTTGTAAAATCGCATCTATGAAAGCGTTGTGTCGTGGTGTTACCTTTGCCCAATCCTGATAACGGCCACCGAGAGAGTTTTGCAAATCTAAACACCCGCCTTTTCCGCTCCATTCGTGAGTTATGCTGTCAATAATCAGAATGTCATAACCCTGTTGTTCTGCTTCTCTGATAGCATTAATGTATTTTTCAGGTGTAAATGGCGGAGTGATTTCGCAGGTGTCAAAGTCTGTAAGCTTGTCATAAAGACTAGCACTTCCCTTTTCAGTGTCGATTACTGCAATCTTTTTACCCATAGCTTTTGCTATAAGTAAAGCCGAGTAAGTTTTACCTGAACCGCTTGCTCCTTCTAATAACAACCGTAGTTTTTGTTTCTTTTTACATGCTTTTTTAAACATTTTTTTCAATCCTTTCTTGAATCTTTAAAATGGGATTTCGATATTATCCTCTTTGTTATAATCAAACAACGGTTTATAATTTTCCCATTCTTCTTTAGTATAAGATTGACACCAGTTATACATTCCTTTTCCCCAAACCAGCTCATTTTCTGCCCATTCAGAGTATGTTATGAATTCTATCTCTTCCATACTACGCAACCCTAAAACTTATATTGTCTTTTAAAATAGGTGAATTTAATAAACAAAATTCTAAGTAAAGCTTATATGTAATTTCGCTTTCATTAATTAAAAATTCCCAAAGCCTACGAGAACCATATATTTCAGCATATCTATACAGTATTTTAGTTATTCCCTGCATAAAATATACATTATAGCTTTCAGCTTCTGCTTCTCTTGCTAGATTTAAAAGATATATTTTATCTTCATTAGTTAACATATTATCCTCCTATCAAAATTATTATTGCTACCAGTATTAAATAAATTGGTGTAAAAAGGGCTATACCTCTTAATGTATAGCGAAATGTAATGTTCATAATATATCCTTTCTTCTATATAAATTTAAGAAAAACGGGGCTTAACTTGTTAAGAGCAATTATGAAAATAAAGCCCCAACAAAATCCTTTTAAGATACCCTGCGTTGATTTGAAATTAGAGATACATATCCGCAGGGCAAGGTGAAAAGATTCATAATAATATATGCCGTGACTTGGACTTGAACCAAGAACGCCGACGCCTTCAACGTCGCGCTCTACCATTGAGCTATCACGGCAAATGCTTTGGTTATTTCAGGCTAGAGGTTTAGCCTAAAATAACTCGGGAACTGATTTAATCAGCCTACGCCCTTGTATTAAGTTCTTAGCCCTGCACACCGATTAAAATGTGCAGAGTAAAAACTCATTTTGCTCTCTTCCCATATAGCCTGCTAATTCTATTCAGTGCCTTTTTATGTAGAATACGAAGATTAATCGCCTTTTTTTATTTTTTATGCTTTTTAAAATACTTCTTTAAAGCATCCCAAAATTCAGGGAATATAATGGCGATTATATGATTAACGTTCCCAGCTACTCGTATAAATTCGTATTTTGAGTTTATATCATTAATTATGGCTAATTCTTCAAGATTGGGGTGGATTGTACTAATATTTTTATCGGTAAACTTTTTTAATACCTTGATTTCATCTTTTGTTAAATTTTTAATGACTTTTAAAAATATCTGCTTTTCACAAATTTCATCATAAACTTTTACACAAAAAAGATTAAAAGCTATAAAACCTATAATTAAATAAATTTGCGAAATCCAGCTTTGAACAATTTCAGCCTTTATTAAAACAAAATCAAAACAGGCACAAATTATACACGCAAATAAGATAATCATTAATGCTCCTTTTCGCATTTGTTTCATTTCTGATATAATAATCTTAACCAATTCCGTATTAAAAAATAGATTTTTCATAATTCAGCTTTCCCTTGTGGTTTATTCATAATTCGTCAAAATCATGATACCACAAGGGTTTCGGTTTAGAAATTCTTATGGCAGCTGTCAAGTATTCCTTGACAGCTGATTAAAAACTTTCGTTTTTCATCTGATATCAGATAGTACCGTTTAATTTATATTTTTGTGCGCTGCAAGGTAAATCAGCAGTCCGCACAGCATTTCTGCTATTAAGTTGTTCAGTCCCGACAGTCTGTAAGGCTATCGTCTTTAAGGACTAATTGTTAAATTGTCAATGTTCAATTGTAAATTTTGGTACACAAACTAAACCCTTGCATAACTACTTGGGTGTGTTTGTGATAATATATTAATGAAGAATATAGAGGGAGGAGCTTAAATTAATATTTAAGCGATCTCTCTATTTTTTTCATAAATAGTAAGATAATCAGAGAAAATAGTAGAAGATTTAATGATTTCAGTCAATGCAACAACATTAGTCCATTTTTGTTGTTCTGCAAACAGGCTGATAGCTTCTGCTATATCTACAGGTATTCTTACTGTTTTAGTCTTGGTTGTCATAATTACCTTTCACTTTATGACACAAATGTAACATAAAAATATAGATATGTCAATATATTTATAGAAATAAATCAATATTATTATAGAAAGGCTGGCGAATATGCAATATAGCAAGCTTATAGATACTTTACAAAAGTTAATACCCGATAAAAAAATTGACCATATTTTTATAGGTGAATTATTAGGTGCAGACACTAAAAAAATGTGGGCACGTAAAAACCAAAACTATAATTTTAAGGAAGATGAATTAGCAAAAATTGAAAGCAGATTGAATATATCATTAAATAGTAACGATTGCATATCTCTTCCAGTTCGTGGAGAGGTAACTGCATCTATGGGGTATGGCGTTACTGTTTATGATGAAAGCCAAACCGGTACTTACGATATTAGCAGTAGATTATTGCAAGATTTAGGTGTTAACAAAAACACTTCTGAAATTATATTCGGAACTGGTAACTCAATGGAGCCTACAATTCAGGGAGGCGATGCACTGCTTATTGATTTATCACGTAAAGAAATTAATGACGGAAAAGTTTACTGTATAAGATATGAAGGGCAGCTTCTCACAAAAAGGTTGCAAAAATTATCAAGTACAAAAGTAAAAATAATTAGCGATAATAAAGATTATGAACCAATTATTTTAGATTTAGATAAAGAAAACTATATAGATTTTAGTGTTATTGGTGAAATCCGTTGGTGTGGTAGAATTTTTTTGTAGAAGCAAAAAGTTTAAGTATTTTATTAACACCAAAAGCTGACAGTAATATAGAAGTTGTTATTAAATGCAGAGTAATTAATTAGATTGAACAAAATTATCATTTTCATGAATATTTGTAAATATACCGTAATGATATATCGACAAGATACAAAATTAATGTTATAATAAGCTTAGCCGGTGGACACAAAGTGTAAATTGCTTTAAAGCGGTTGTATTAAACCAACTTGCATAAGATTTATATAGGAGGGTCTGCACTAACGGAGGGCTTGGCGTGCAAGATTTTGTTTATTGCTGTGGGTTTGAACAATCAGGGAAAAGATACGATTTACCTACATCTAATAAAGTATGGAAAAGATTATACTTTTTAGATGAATGTGCTTTATGCCACAAACCGGTAGCTTCTTTACAAGAATGTGATAAAAACGGTATTATCAAAATTGTTAAGAGATTAACAGGTCAAAAAGCTTTAGAGTTTAAAGACAAATTGACAAAGAAAATTTTAAAATTTAATAATCCAAAACAAGGTTCTTTAGAAAACGAAAGGACCCTGTTTAATGATTCCGGTAAAATTATAAATTTTAACGGTAGAATTATTTCATCTAATGAAGAATTTTTGAAAATAATTTATTCACATTAAGCTTTATATATACATTTACCTTATTTATAATCTTACTTAAATATGAGAGGCTCTTTTGAGCCTCTTTTTCATGTGAGGATTTTATGTTTAACATTGACAATATAAACAAATTAATTTGTTATTTAATTGCTATTCAACAATATGCAAAAGATATTCATTACACTGTTCACGGTGATGCATTTTACGCAAAACATTTATTTGCTGATAGAATTGCAAATGGTCAAGCAGATGATGATGTAATGACAGAATATATAGACCAAATGAAAGAAGTTTGTGTACTTGGTCACGAATACCATACTTTAACATCGCTACAATATTTACAAGGCGCAATTGAACTTTTACCTGAAGTTGCTGAATTAGATGATAAACAAAACTTTTTAAATATGCATTCTTTATTAAAAGAGTGCTTAACATTTATAGATGAACTTCAAGGGCTTACACGAGCTGATGAGAACCTAATCGGAGCAATTGCTCAGGATTTACAAAATAACTTTGGCTTACTTAATTTACAAATTGAGGAATAAAAATGGCTAACTCGGAAAATCTAAAACCTATTCAAAGCACGGAAGAAGCTAGAGAAAAAGGGAAAAAAGGTGGCAAAAAATCCGGAGAAGTAAGACGTGCAAGAAAGACATTAAAAGAAGAATTACTTGTTTTGCTTTCTGATAATGATTCACAAAAGAAAATTAGTATAGCCTTATTAAAAAAAGCCATTAAGGGAAATATAAAAGCTTTTGAAGTAATAAGAGATACAATCGGTGAAAAACCTGTTGATAAGCAATTAACAGCGCAAACAACCCCAGAACAATTAAACATAGTAGTGGATGAAAAAGGAATACAAGAAGCACTAGAGAGAACAAGGAAGTTAGCGGAAGATGAATAGATGTATGAATATGATAAATTCCTTGAAAATCTTAATAATCCTCTTTTTAGAGCCCAGCAAGCTGTGTTATCTAAAGTTGACTTTTTAAGCTATCTTTTAACAATTTTCTATCTTGTAAATGGCTCAAAGTTTAAATTAAAACCATTTCATAAAAAGGTTATTGCAAAATTACAAGCCTTAGTTGATTGCAAAAATCCCAAAAGGAATATTGCTTTATGTCTTCCTGTTGGTTCGGGTAAATCGCTTATAATAGAATACTTTATTACTTGGTGCTTTGCTCGAAGCGTGAACAATACTTTTTGTTACGTTTCACATTCCGATAGGCTTATTAATAAACTTTCTAAAGAATGCAAAGATATAATAGAAAATCCTTTATGGACTTTGTTATTTGGTAATAAACTAAAAAAAGATGATAGACAACGAGTTAATTTCAGCTTTGAAGAAGCAAAAAACAGAACAGGCTTAACAGCCGGTACAACTGGCGGCGCAATTACAGGACTTGATGCAGGCAATCCTAATATTGAGGGGTTTTCAGGTGCGCTGATTATTGACGATCCAATGGATGCAGGTAATGCCCGCTATGAAAAGTCTAGGGAAGAAGTTGTAACTTTCTATGACGAAAAGCTTGCTACACGTCGTAGAACTCCAACTACACCGACTATTCTTATAATGCAGCGTTTACACCTTGATGATTTGGTGGGATGGATTGAAAAGAATGAGCCTGATGAGTGGGATATAGTCAAAATTCCTGCGCTTGATGAAAACGGTAAGAGCTTTTGGGAAGAAAGATATCCAACACAAGAACTAAAACATATACAAACTGTTAATAATTTTAAGTTTCAGTCCCAATATCAACAAAAACCAATAGCCTCAGGTGGGGCAGTTATTAAGATAGAATGGTTTAAATATTATCCGCTTAACATTCAGATAGAATACAAGCGGATATTTATAACAGGAGATACGGCACAGAAAGTTAAAGAACATAATGATTACTCAGTATTTATTGTCTGGGGAGTTACAAAATTTGATAAACTTCACTTGCTTGATATGATACGTGGTAAATGGGAAGCACCTGACTTAAAAAAGCAGGTTAAAATTCTTTGGAACAGGTGGAGTAAAGGAATTGGTAACACTCATTGCTCAGGAATACACATAGAAGATAAAGCTAGCGGAACAGGTTTAATTCAAGAAATCAAAAGAGAATGTGCAATCCCTGTAATTCCTTTGCGGGCGGATAAAGACAAATTAACACGTCTTGAAGCAGTCTTGGCACACATTGAAGCTGGTAATGTTGAACTACCAGGAAGCCCCGAACAGAATAAAGACCTGCTGAACGAATGCGAAGCTTTCACAAGAGATGACAGCCACAAGCACGATGATATTGTAGATACTGTCGTATATGGCATTATGGTAGGCTTGTCCAAGTTACAGGTATCAATATTAGAGGTACTTTAATGATTAAATATGATTTCGAAATTGAAAAAGGATCTATTCATATATTTAATAATGAACCATATCTATATATTGGCAACAATACATTTAGAAAAATAGAAAATATTGATTATATAGATATCGAAGTAGACATTTTATAAGTTATGGCAAAAAACAGACGTAAAAATAAAATAGACAATGCAAAACCAAACACAGTTAATAACGGCTTAGCAAGCGCTTTAAACCTGCCCTGTGCAAACGGCGGGTTTGATAACCCGAACAGCCCTGCTATGCTGTTTAAGAACGCTTCACCTTATCTTATTACCCATCAATGGCTTTTATTGACTTACGCCTACAATAAAAACGGCTTTTTGCAAACTGCAGTTAACCAGATGGTCGAGGATGCGTTTCGCAATAACGGTTTAATCATTGATACAAAAACACTTGATACTGAAGAACTTGAATTATTGCGCAAAACAATGATAACTGAGGGCGACATTGAGGCAATTAAAGACTGCATACGCTGGGGGCGTTTATATGGCGGAGGCGTTTTAATTGCAAATACCGACCAGAATTATGAATTGCCAATGGATTTAAAACAACTAAAAGGCAAACGCTTAAAATTCATGGCATCGAACCGTTGGCAGTGCATTCCTTATGGAATTAGTCCTTATACTTCAAAATATTTTACTTTAACAGATAATTTAACCGAAGATTCTGAAATAAGTAGAAATTCCGGTATAAAAATTGATTCAAGCAGAATTGGCATTTTTACAGGTGTAAAATCCCCATACCAAACAACAGCCCTGCTAAACGGCTGGAATATGAGCATTTTTGAGGGCATATTAGAGCCTATCAATAACCTGCTAGGGGCTTTTGGCGTTACAATGGAGCTTTTGTCTGAAGCAAAAATTGATATCTTTAAGATTGCGGATTTAGCTTCTATCCTTATGTCGCCAGACGGTGAGGCACAGGTCAGAAAACGTATTCAGGTTGCAACGGAAAACAAGAATTATAAATCCTCTTTGGCTATTGATAGTAATGACGAATACGAACAAAAGCAGATTAGTTTTAGCGGCATTCCTGACTTATTAGACCGATTAATGTATATCTTTGCAGGATACTTACGATATCCTGTTTCAAAATTGTTTGGCAAAGGCTCCAGTGGTTTTTCATCAGGGGATGACGACATAGAAAACTACAACGGCAATGTTGACAGTGATGTAAGAATACCCGCAAGGCAATTAATACACTGGGTTGTAAAACTTCGTTGTTACCAACTGTTCGGGCGTGAATTGCCCGACTTTTGCGCGGACAAATGGCGCCCTTTAAAGGTAATGTCTGAAAAAGACCAAGCCGAAATCAATAGCCGCAAGCTTGCTGATTATTTGCAATTATCTGACCGTCAGATTATGACTAAACAAATGGTTGCAAGAAAACTTACTGAAGATGGATATATTCTTTTCTCTGAAGAAGAAATTGAAGAAATAAACAATGATTTTAACCCAGATGAATATCAAAAAGTAGAAGATTTATTGATTGATTAGCTTATGGCAAATACTTTTAAACCAGTAAGAATTAATGAGTATTTTCTAAGACAAATCACCACAGGACTTAAGAAAAGTATTTATGATAGTTTTTTTAAAGAAATATTCACTGTTCTCGATGATAAAACACCCATATATAATGCAAAAAGTTCATTAATTGAAGCACTTAAAGCTGGGCGCATTTATTATGAAAATGGTGCATTCAAGGCAAAAAAAAACTTTTCAAATGCTGTATCTGATGAACTTGAAAAAATCGGTGCAAAGTTTAAATATGGTGCCTATTATATCGACCGTGCTTTAATCCCGATAGAAATTGAAAACACAATTGCCATTATTGCAGCCCGCGAATCCGCAAAAATTGCAGCATTAAATATTTTACTTATCAAATTAGCAAACAATTTAGGAACAACTGCAACACAGTTTTATATTGAAAAAGCAGCTGAACGTATGTTTAAAAAGCTTCAGCTTGAATTGTACAAGACGACACAACAAGGGGAAATCCCTATTATTGAAATAGTCAAAACTAATGAACAGGCTAAAAAGATAGCTGAAGATTACACATACAATATGAATTACTGGGTGAAGAATTGGAAAGCTAAAGAAATTATAAAAATGCGCCAAGATGTACAAACAATGGTGCAAAAAGGCGCAAGAACAGAAGCAATTAAAAAATATTTTCAAGACCGCTGGGGCATTGCAGAGCGTAAAGCCGAATTTTTAGCACGCAATGAAAGTAATATTGCATCATCTGTTTTAAAAGCAACACATTATCAGGGAATGGGTTGTAAACATTTCAAATGGCTTAAATCTGTTTCAAAGGAAAAGCGGGAACTCCATCTGGAATATGCAAAAGAAACAAATAATCAGTATGGTATAGGTGGAACCAATATTTTTGCTTTTGATAATCCTCCGATAATTGAACAAATAGTAACCAAAGATGGAACAGCACTACCAAAACAAGGTGGACAAAAGGGACTTCCGGGACAAACTTATAATTGCCAATGCGACTTTGTAGGGATTAAGGATATTCAATACTACATAAACCAAAGAAAAATAGAAAATGCTAAAAAAAATATTTTTACAAAAATTGCATACAAAATCTTCAACAGTCCACAACGCAATTATTCAGCTTGGAGATACAGACGATTCGGGGAAGGGCAAAAAGTTTAAATCAAGGTTTATTCAGCCTGGACTTGCAAACTATCCTGAAAGCTTTGGAATGGCTTTAATCAGGAAAGAAAATTTTGATAAGTTTATTAAAACTCTGGAGACAAAGTCTGTAATCATTAACCATCACGACTTAACAGAAAATAATTACAAAGATTTTGAAGTCGGCAAAGTCTTTAATGTTTGGTATAACGATAAAGATGGGTGGTATTGGTGCGATGGAATTATTGATAATGAAACTGCCATAAATCTAATACAGGACAAAGGCTGGTCTGTTTCTTGTTCTTATGATGTTAAACTTGCTGATGATGCAGGCGGGACAGAGAACAATGTTCCTTATGACATAGAATTTTTAGACGGAGTTTTTACACACCTTGCAATAGTTGATAATCCACGCTATGAAAGGGCAAACATTGTCTTTAACTCAAAGACGGTTATAAATAATCAGTTCAGAGAAGAAGAACATCCGAGAGATGAAAACGGCAGGTTTACGAGCGGGGGGAATGGTGTAAACCCTGATTACAAAACTGAACTGAAACAAGTAATTGACAAAGCTAAAAACAATCCAACAGAACACCAAAAACTTGTTATCGGTAAAGTTGCTAAAGATTTAGAAGAAAAGGCAAAAGATAACGGTTTTGATATATCAGGTTATCAACACGATTTGGATGTATCAGGTACGCGCCACGCAATAAAAGAACACGGGCAGCCAAAAACAGAAGAACCCAGAGGGCAAATAGCAATAACAGACGAGGATTTTGAAAAAATTCCTGATGTAATTTATGGCTATGATGAAGTATCTTTTACCGGAAAAAATAAAATCGGAAGAGAAACAATTACCTATAAAAAAGCCTTTGATGACGGGACAATACTGTATGTTGAAGAAATTAGAGATAAACGAAAAACACTAACTATAAATACATTATATAAGCAAAAAAATACTGGCAACCCTAGGACTTTTGTTGAAAACAACAACCCTCTGAGCAATGCCAGTATACATATTATAACCGATGTCAAAGATGATTTCAACCCTAACGTACAAAATATTAAGGAGCATGAAGATATGGCACTAATTGATGAATTAAAAAAATTAATACACAAAGTAGAAAACGATAAAGGAGAATCAATGAAAAAGGTACACAATGAAGATGTAGACAAAAGAGAAATTCTACGAGAAGCAGATGCTATTGCTATGAAGCCAGCATCTGATTTTAAAGGTGGTGAAGAAGAAAAATTCCGTACCTTAACAAAAAAAATGGAAGAACTAAGTTATGAAAAATCTGAACGAGGTACTTCGGATAATGAAAAAGAAGATGAAAAGAAAAAGGCTGATAACGAAAAAACTGATAAAAGAGAATTAATTCGTGAGATAGGTGGTATTTTAAAAGGCAAAGTTGATGAGGAAGATATAAGAACAATTATAAAAAAGGCTGAAGAAATTGCTTATAATCCTTCTGAAAGAAGCAAAGCCGATAATGAATCTGAAAAAGATAAAGAAGAATATAACAATTTAAAAAAAGAAATTAAGGAAGATGCTGAGAACAAGAAATGTAACAACAGCATTAACAATTCAAAAGGCAGATTTTTTGACAAACTCAATGAAGTTTATAATTCTTCTATGGAACCGCCAAAACAAGACATCTATGTTTCGCGTAGTCAAAGACTTGAAGCAGGAAAAAAATATTAATAATAAGGAGAAATCAAATGGCAATAGGAATTAATGAATTGCGTATTACCCCGAGAGTTGGTACATACGTTTATTTACCAAATGCACCACAGCCTCATAATTGTATAGTTTCAGATACAGTAACTACACCGTTAAAAGCAGGTGATGTTTTAACTCTTGATACAACTTCCACTAACCCATACTGTCCCGTAGTTAAAAAAGCGGCAGTTACAGACCCAGTGTACGGCGTGTTAATTTATGATGTCAGAACAGATTCATACGGACCGAACGCAAAAACGCAAGCAGCGGTTGAAGGTAGTACCGTTTATTTTGAAGCAGCAGGAGCTATTCAACCAATGGCAGAACTGTATTTTAATGCTGACGGACAGGTAACATCTACACCAACGACAGGCAACAGCATTATCGGTATTGCAAATACTTATGCTGCAGCCGCAGGTGACTTAGTACAAGTTAAATTAAGATTTGCAAAAACAGCAGGAGGATCATAATGTCATATATTGCAGCACCACAAAAAGACTTTGGGATTTTTTCCAAAGAAGAATATAAACAAAAAATGCGTGTTTACAACGCACAAACCCTGTTCGTTAATCCGGGCTATGAACAGGTAATCACAACTACAACACAGATTTTACCCGGTGTAGTTGACCCTCAATACTATGAATTGAACGGACAGTTATTGTCTGATTTCGTGCCTATTGAAGTAGGGGTAGGAGCATATTCAATTGAATTATTCCAATATGCCGCAGCTTATGTTGGTACAGATTTTAAATCTTGTATTGTTGCACCTACTACAGGCAATATAAATCAAGACGGCAATATGGATATTGAACTTTCAGGTTTTAAAATTCCAAATAACTATTACAGACAAAAATATTCCTTATCTAGAGAAGGGCTGGAAATTGCCTCAAGACAAGCCGTTACATTTAGCCTCTATGAAGAAAAAGAAAAGGCCAGAAAGAAAAATTGGGATTTAGGCTTGCAGGAAGCTACATTCTTAGGCTTAGATGACGGTCGTTCATTCGGCTTGTTAAATCAGCCTGAAGCTGTTGTTAATACATCTTTAATTACTAAACCTTTGTCTGAGATGACTGATGAGGAATTTTCAACATTCATTTCAACTATTACAGGCTTCTATTTTAACGCTTCTAATGGCACCAGAATGTTTAACAGAATGCTTATACCTCAATCTGATTATTTTGCATTGACTAAACCTTATGGACAATTCGGTTTATCAAGACTAAGCGTTTTAGAAAACGCCTTCCAAGGCAGAGTAAGCGCAGACTTTAAAATCGTTTACACTATGTACAACGAAACAGCAGGTACAAACGGCGGTAAACGTTACGCATTTTATAACTATGACCCTGATTCTATTGAAATGTATATCCCAATGCCTTATACCCCATATCCTTTATTCCCAACAGGAGCATTAGATACAATTTCAGATGCAATGGGTCAGTTTACAACTCCGTACAACAAACGTAAAAACTTACTGCAATACTTTGACATAGTATCTGCTTCATAGGAGGAAAAATGATTAAAGTCAAAAACAATTCAAAGAAACTTTATGCACATACGGTTAAGAATACTGATAAAGACGGAAAAACGATAGCAAAAGACTATTTTTTAAAACCTTTATCAACTTTGGATGTGCCTGAAGATGTAGCTCAAATTTGGTTTAAGACAAAGGACATCGTAGAATTTGTCGAACCTAAGGAGGCTAAGGCTGAAAAAGCAGCATTAGAAAAAGAGAATGCCGCTTTAAAAGCAGAAATTGAAAAACTGAAAAACGAAACCAAAGCCGCAGACGAGAAGGTAAAAGCTAAAAAAACAGACAAATAGGAGCATAAAGGGAAATGGCAAGTATAGATAATATAACAGTTGAAGACTTTAAAAATCTATTTACTCGTGATTTCCCTTATCTTCCTTTGTATCAAGAGGGCAAAGCATACTTTATAAATGATGTTGTTTATGTTGAGCCCAATTTTTATAAATGTTTGACAGACGGCACTACAATAGCGCCACCTGGTGAAAACTGGGAGCTGACAAACGATAGTACTGATAATTATATTTCTGATTCAGATATAGAAAGAGCCTTTACAGAAGCAAAAATAAACTTCAACCCAAATTTCTTTAAAGATGATGAAACTGCAATAATGGTATTTTGCTATCTTGCAGCTCATTATCTCGTCATAGACTTGAATAATGCACAAAACCCTCTTGCATTAGGATTTATGGGCTTTACACAATCTAAGAGCGTCGGCAGCGTGAGCCAATCATTTGCATTGCCTGATTTTGTAACGAAAAACGCTGTATTAAGTCAATATATGCAGACTGGATATGGAGGCAAATATGTTTCTTTGATTTCACCTTATCTTATAGGAAACGTAATATTAACTAGAGGAAGAACTACTTTTGATTAGTTTTAATGGGGGATGTTAGAGCTCTTTTAATACTCCAACCTCTTTTAATCCGCATCCACAAAGTATCCTTATCTATTCCGATAATTTCAGCCCATTCCGAAATACATAAGGTTTTGCCTTTATATGTTAATTTATGATTTTTCCTTGTGTTAGTTGATTGAACTTTTTTAGTTGCCCACCTACAATTAGACGGTTCATAATTGCCATTATTATCGATACGGTCAATAGTTAAATTATCCTCATATCCATTAGCAATAGACCAATCATAAAAATTTTTAAAGTCGTTTTTCCATTCATAACACATAGTAATCCCACGCCCACCATAAGAAGAATAACGTGGGGAATTTGGATTAAAACAACGATGTTTTATTTTATCCCAAATACGATGTAAACGATGATTTGATAAATTATGTTTAGTAAATTTTTCTTTAAAATTTTCTTTATGCAAACAACCACAAGATAAAGTATGGGATTGAATTAATGAACTTCTAGTTATTAATTTTATATTCCCACAGTCACAAAGACATTCATAATAAACATTATAATGTCTATTATCATTTTTCTTTGTACGATGACTGAATTTTAAAACAGTTAAACGCCCAAATTTTTTACCAATCAAATCATCATAATTATAAATTTCTTTATGTTTTAAACATCCACAGGATTTAGTATAACCATTTAATAATTTTTCTTTATTAACTATTGTTGTATTTCCACATTCACACTTACAAAGCCAATAATATTTGTTTCTATTGCCTAATTTTTTAATATGGTCTAATTTAACAACTGTAAGTTTACCAAATTTAAAACCTGAAATATCTTTAGGTTTCCTCATAAATACCTCCTTAGTATTCATCCTGATATTAAGGTGGACAGGTCAATCAGGAACATTGACTTTTCGGGAGCTACCCTAGCCCACATAATAATTATAACACAAAACGGGAGAATAAGTTTTGGGTAGAATCAACAAAAGCAGAATAAATTTTAAAGCTCTTGATGAATTTATGAAAGACCTTGACCGTAAATTTTCAATTAAAGTTGGGATAATTGGTGAAAAAGCTGGAGAAAAACATCCTAATAGTGATTTAACCAATGTTGAAATCGGTACAATACATGAATTCGGTGCAACGATAAACGTTACGAAAAAAATGCGTAATTATTTGCATTCTCAAGGTTTGCATTTAAAGAAAGACACAACAACAATTATAATTCCTACACGTTCCTTTTTAAGAATGCCTTTATTGGGACACGAAGGTAAAAAAGAGTTGTTAAATGTAGTAAAAACACAGATTAGTAACGAATTTAAAGCTAAAGAACTATCACCAAGTGTAGCTAATAAAATTCTTGATAAGACTATTCGTTTGCTTGCAGAAACAGCATATTTGCAAATATTGAATGCATTTGAAAGCGGCGGCTTCGGTAATTGGGCTCCAATAAGCGAATTTACAGAAAAAAAACGTTATAATGCGGACAATCCTCCATTAACTAATACAGGCGATTTACGAAAGAGCATAAGTTATGAAATCAAAGAAATTAAATAAACAATGTACCGACTGTATGTATTATAACGGTAATTGCAACCATAAAAGCAATACAGGGATTTTAATTAAATACCGTAAAGAAACTAAATTTTATATAAAAACACCGGAAGAATTAAATGCAGACGGGAAATGTGAAAGCTATGCAAAAGCTAAACTTTAACAAAGCCAAAAACTTAAAATCTTTATCCGGTATGCCTCAAATGGCAATGACCTTAAACGGATGGGAAGTACCTTTAACTCTTGTCAGAGTGTTTCAGGATATTGTTGATGGGGATTTGGTAACCACTGAACAGACAATCTCTTTTATTGGTGTATGGCAGCCTTTAAAAGATGAGCAATTACAATTCTTACCAGAAAATCAACGCAGCTGGGCATGGTATTGGATACACGCAAAATCAGGAACATTAAACCTCAATACTGCCGACAAAATAATTTTTGAGGGTAACAGATACAAAGTAATGGCGGTTAAAGATTACAGCCTTAACGGATACATTGAATATCAGATAATTAAAGATTTTGAGGAATATTCATAGAGGTTCTATAATTGCAAATTGAAATTGAAAAAATCCTGGTAGATATTATACAAAAGCAGATGAACCTGCCTGATAACTGGGGCACTACACCTAAAGGTGATGTTATTCCCTGCGTAAGTATCTATGCCCAAAATATTAAACTGTTTAATACAGACAGAATACAAATTACTGTTAAAACAGTTTCCACACACGATTATTCAAACCGTTTAACTTATCAATCAACTGAAAACAGCGTAAATGAAATTCAATATTTAAACCAACAGCGTGTTATGCAGGTTGATGTTTATTCAAGAAATAACGAAGCAAGACAAAGATTTTATGAAGTTATTTTTGCTCTTAATTCAACATATTCACAGCAAATGCAAGATAAATATGCATTTAAACTCGCAAGTATCTCTAATGGAACAAATTTATCTGGGCTGGATGGAGGCTCTGATATTAATAGGTTTACCATAACCTTTAATGCAATTATTTATTACGAAAAAATAACACCTGTTGATTACTATAACGATTTTACAACCACAATACATAATCCAAAAGGACAATTTGGAGAATTTACTATAACAGAAAAGGAGACATAAATGGCTTATACATATGAAGTCCCGTTAAGCTATACTATTAACGTATCCTTAAGCACTGTTCCACAGGGTTTAAGTGATTATAATACAAATTCTTTAGCAATTTTTTCTAATGAACCTTTATTAATACCTGCATTATACGGCGTTTGTTATTCCCCGCAAGATGCAGTATCAATAGCAGGTTCTGATTCCTTAACTACCAAAATGGCAACTGCATTATTTACCCCTGTACCTAACTTTAGAACGGGATTAGGAGTGCTATATATATTTCCGTTTAAAGGTGTTAATGCAACATCAGGCAGCTTAACAACAGCTGACATTTCTGCTAATTTAGCTAATTTCCAAACAGTTACTGATGGAGCTGCAAACTTTACAATTGATGGTGTCACTACTTTAATTCAGGGATTAGATTTTACAAATGTTAAATCTTTAGCAGATATTGCAGAAATTTTTCAAAATCAAAATCCTGATATGGACATTATAGTTGATGAAACAGGGAAAAAACTTATATTTAATTCTCGTATGCTCGGCACAGAGAGTGATATTACAATATCTGCTGCTACCGGAGAAGGAGTTACAGATTTAAACGGAGTTGATTATCTAAATGGAGCAGGTGCAACTTCTGAAGCAGGAGCTAACGCAAGCGGTCAGACATTATCAGAAGCTGTGGTTTCAGCAGAAGAACAAGTCTTTTTTGGCGGCATTTTAACAACCCAATTTGCTGATAATTCAACTGTATTAGCAAACGCTACAACGATTCAGGCACTGGATAAGATTTATTATGAAGTCACTAACTCTCATAATAATATTTCTATTTTAGGAAAAAATATCCAAGCAGCAAGCCTAGGCAAGACCCGTTTATTATCTTATGCAATGGGAAAAGAAGCAGGTAAAGTTGCTATTGCAACCTATGCCACAATTGCTCAAAGTGTAAATTATAACGGCACTCAAACAGCTAATACAATGAATTTAAAAACATTAACAGGTGTACTTCCTGACAGTTACTTAAATTCTACCTTTGTTAATGAGGCAAATACTTATGGAGTTGATTTTTACGGTTCAACCGGCGGTTTAAGTGTTGTTTATTCCAATGATAATAACGGATATACAGACGATATTGTAAATCAATTATGGATAAAGAAAAAATTTGAAGTCAACGGATTTAACTATTTAAAACAAACTAATACTAAAATTCCTCAAACAGAACAAGGGATGACGGGCTTAAAAAATGCTTATGCACAAGTTTGTGAATTAGGAGTTAATAACGGCGTTATTGGCGTTGGGCTTGAATGGAATTCTGCAATACCGTTCGGTGATCCTGAAGATTTTAAAAGAAATATCAGAGAACACGGTTATTACATATATTCAATTCCAATTTCACAGCAATCACAAACAGAAAGAGAAACCAGAAAAGCACCTTTAGTACAAATTGCAATTAAATTTAGCGGTGCTATTCACAGTTCAGACGTACTTGTAACTATTGAAAGGTAATATATTTATGGGAGCAAATGCATTAACAGGGGCGGATACTTTGATTATCAATGGCCGCCCTATAAATGATTTTACAGACAACACAATCATTAATATTGACATTCCAAACGATGATATTGGAACATCCACAGGGAAAAACAATAATACAATAATTTCAGACAGTGCAGAGGGCGGAAACGCTACTGTTACCTTAAGAATATTGATGAATAGCAGTGATGATAAATTCCTTAACGGGCTTTATATTCAGCAGAAAAATGACCTGCCAAAATTTACACTTATGAACGGTTCATTTACAAAACGTGTAGGTGATGGTAAAGGTAATGTTTCATTTAATACCTATACGCTTTTAGGCGGCGCATTTCAGCGTAAACCCGGTGCACAGGACAATGTAAACGGTGACACTGAACAAGGCACGGTTGAATACAATATTTTCTTTGCACAAGCAAGCAGAGCTATACTATAAGGAGTAAATATGAATTTTATCACACAAAACGGGCAAAAAGAAGTAATTATAAATGCAGCTTCATTTAAAGATGCTTCAAATTTGAGAAAAGCTGTTATGAAAAGTATCATTGAGTCAGACTTCGCAAAAAATTTGGATAAAAATGCGTTAGAAACTCTTAACTTGACATCAATACTTGATGTTGGTTTAAAATTAATATTTAATGCAGATACTTCTGAAAATTTTGAAAAAGCTATATTTGAATGTTTAAAAGTTTGTCTTTATGAGAACAAGAAAATTACTCTGCAATTATTTGATGATATTACCGAAGCTCGCGAAGATTACTATGAAATAGTATCAAAATGCTGTGAGGAAAACCTGCGCCCTTTTTTCAAGAGCCTTGTTACAGAGTTTCAGGCGCGCTTGAAGCTGTTGGGACAAAACCAATTATTAAAATAACTGCACAGTTTGACAACTTTATTGCTAATACTTTGGCGAAATCAGGCTGGTTTGGAGGAAATCCTCATACAATATATAATTCCCCAGTAGATACAGTTATTGATGCATATAATTTTGAATTATTTTCAAGAGAATATGAATCTACATTTTATGAATTAAACAAGGGTTCAAAATGAATTTAGGTGAACTTTTTATTGAGCTTGGTGTAGTAGGTGATGTTAAACCGCTGAAAGAAGCCTTAAAAACAATGCGGCAAGCTCAAACAGTCGCAAATCGCGATTTAAAACTAAATAAACTAAAATTAAAGCTTATAAAGGATGTGTCCAATGCAACCTCAAAACAGCAAAAAAGTTTAATAGCTTCTAATTATGTTGCAGAAAGGCGAAATCTTCTGCAAGAAGAAGATATTGAACATACACAAGATGCTATTAAAGGAAAAGAAAATTTAGCTCGAAGCATTGGCAGTGCAATAACAAAACTAACAGCTTTTTCAGCAGCGGTTATTGGAACAATAACCATAATTGATCGTATGATTAATTCACTGCTTAAGGCTAATCAAGCTTATGTAAATTTTAACCGTCAAACAGGTTTATCAATTGATAATTTAAATAAATACGCTAGTGCAGGAGCTCTGGTTGATTTTAACCTGTCGCCGCAAAGTGTTGCTAACAGTATTCAATCATTGGAATCAAATTTGGCTCAAATAAGATTGGGGCAAGGTAATATAATGCCTTTCCAACTTTTGGGCATTAATCCTGTTGGTCAAGATGCTTTTGGAGTTTTGGAACAGCTTCGTAATTCCATTCAGGGCATTTCTGATATTGATGCAACAAATATAATTCAGCAAATGGGACTAAGTCCTGAATTTATTTCAATATTAAGACTTTCACGAGAAGAATTTGAACAGCTTCAAGATGAAGTATTTTTGAACAGCGCATCTCGCCAAGCAATGAACCAATACTCGCGTGATTTAAGAAAAGTACAATTACAATTTGCTTTGCTTAGAGATAAAGCCTTATTAAAAATATTACCATTATTCGTCAAATTAATGGAACGTCTTGAAGAATCAGTGGAAATTTGGGCACGTTTAACAAGTAACATATTAAAATTTGTTGATGCTTCAGAAAAAATGCAGATTGTACTAAAAGGAATTGGTAAAGTATTATTAAGTATAATGGCTCTTTTTAGCTCATTATATCTTATTCTTGAGGATATTGCAGTTTATTTTATAGGTGGGGAATCTGTTACCGGTCTAGCGATTGAAGGACTGCAAAAGTTTGGAGAAAGACTTAGAGAATCATTAAGCAGCTTAAATTTTAAAGATAACGGATTGATTGATTTCTTTAAATCTTTGTCCCAAATGGCTGTACCTTTACCTATACAAGCAACAATACATATGTGTGAATTATTGTTAAAACTTAAGGGTAATGGTACCAATTTGTTATCATCAAACGTTAATGCCACTAATATTCCCTCTCCTGTACCCTTAAACCGAGTAAACAATACAGACAATAGAGCATTTAATCAAACAAACAATGTAAATATAACTACTAATCAACCTGTTGCACAAACAGTTGGGAATGAAATTATCAGCTATGCAAATGTAATAGACCAAATACCCGCATTCGGATAATGTAAGAGGAAATATGAACGAAGTTATTTTAAATGGTGTAATTGTTCAAAATGACACTTTTAATCTTTCTTATTTTTTTGATAAATACGGTTTTTTAGGAGAAACAACTGTAAATCTACCCTTGCAAATTACTAATAATTATGTAGAAAGTAATGTGGCTTTACAGGATCATATTGCTAAGCCCCCAATTACTATCACTCTTAGCGGTTTAATCGGGGAAGTAGTATTTAAGCCCCCTACAAATTTTCTAAAAAAAACTAATAATGCTTTCAGTAATAAATTTGGTTTTACTCCTAAATTAACACTTATTACTGCATTATTACCTTCTGTAAGTAATATCACTCAAATGGCACGAAATACCACTCAATATATTGAAAGCTCATATACACGATATCTCAATATATTTGAAAATATTAGGAGAGGTGGAGAGAACGTAGAAGTCGTTCTTACTAATCAAGAACAAGCTTTTAAACAACTATCGGATTTGCGTGACAGTAATGCATTTGTTGATGTTATTACCTCGTGGTTTACTTTTAAAAATTATGCAATATCAGATATAAGATTAAGACAAGATGCAAGTACAAACTATACTTCAAGCCTCGAATTAACTTTACAAGAATGGCGAGAAGTTGGAACAAAAATGACAACCATTGATACAAAACAGTACTCTGAAAGATGTGCGGTACAAAAAGCAGCAGTTGCAGTTCATGGAAAAGCACAAGGAAAAGAAAAACCTGTTTCATTATTATTGTCTTTAGTAAGATCTTTATATAAATAAAAAAAGAATAAATTTTATGAAAGAAATAACATCTTTAACAAATGAGCCTAATCAAATACATCAACTTGTCTTAGATACAAATGATACTGTTGAATTCCATTTGTATTACAAACAATCTCAACAAAGCTGGTACTTTGATTTTACATACAAAAATTTGACAGTAAACGGCTCTAAGGTTGTTTTATCACCTAATTCTTTAAGAAATTTTAAAAATATAATACCATTTGGAATTGCATTTATAACTGATGGATTTGTTGAACCTTACAAACTTGATGACTTTTCAAGCGGTCGTATTCAAATGGTTGTATTAAATAATGAAGACGTATGGGATGTTGAAAGAAATGTGTTTTTAGACACAGCAAAAAACTAAAGTCTTTACATTTCTATAATTTCAACATTATCAAGATTAACACTCTGCTTAGCAAGCCATAAGTCATAGGCTTGCTGCATATTAAGCCAGTATTGTACAGAAGTGCCGAACGCCTTTGCTAATTTCAAAGCCATTTCTGCTGAAATACCGTTTTTGCAATTGACAAGCTCGGATGCAGTCGTTCTTGAAACGCCGAGTTTTAACGCAAAAGCCGTTACAGACAAGTTGTAATCAGGTAAATATAAATCTTTTAATATTTCGCCTGGATGAGACGGGTTGAACATATCCATTGTTTTTAATCCTTTCAGTTAATGATAATCAATGTAATCAAGAATATACACGTTTTCATTGTCAAATTCAAAAGTTAAACGCCAGTTTGCTATAAATTATTTGAATAATATTATTTAACACACAATGCTTCTATACCATTAGAACGTGAAACATTGTTACCAAATATTTCAGTAATAATCCTAGATGAACTTGTACTATCATATCGTAAGGCATAACCAAAAGTTTGTGATTTTTTTTCACTTGACCAAAAATAAACTTGTTTTCCTAAGATTGGAATCAACTTAAAATACTCTGCAATAATCATTAGTTCCTCATTATTTGGCAATCTACCTCCTATTTCTTTACAAGAATTAGAGGCTGCTAATTGATAATCATAATAATCAGGTTGAGGAGGAAATTTAATGCCATTATTATAAGTCCATTCTGTTGCATTACTTTTTACTAAAACAGGTTGATATATTTTATTTGATTCTGTTGCTATGCAAATCCCTTGATAATTACTACATTCAAATGCTGATGCTTTTAATCCAATTAAAAAAAACATAAATAACAAAAAATATCTTTTCATAAATTACTCCTTAAAATCAAAATATCATAATTATGTCAAAATTTCAATGTAAATATCGAATTACAGTAACATATAATAATGAAATTATATTCGTTGAATATCCTTTAACACTTAATTTTGATGTCAATAGAAATACTTTTTCTAATTCAAATACTGCAAGTTTTCAAATATATAATTTAGCTCCTGAAACCAGAAATTATATATTTCAAGACAGATATAAAATATATGATTACAAAGTAATAGAATATGAAGCAGGTTATGGAGATAATCTAACTTTAATATTTAAAGGGAAAATTCAACAAGCTTATTCATATAGACAAGGTGTTGATATAATTACCAATATTCAAGCATTAGATATCGATATTCAGGCCTATGCTTATAAAAATATAGTATCAGGATTATCTAGCCATACTTTTGCAACAGGCACTAATTTTAAAGATGCATACTTAACAATGGCTTCTGATATGCCTAATATTAAAGTAGGTGCTCTTGGCTCATTAGATGGCACATTTAAAACCCCTACTGTCTTTGACGAAACATCGTTTTATGCAATAAACAAACTTACAGGTAATCATACTTTCATAGATAATGGTGTATTACACACATTGATGGACAATGAAGCACTTGGCGATTATGGAGTTTATGTAATCGAAAGTTCTACCGGTTTACTTGGAACCCCTATGCGCAGGGATACACAACTTGAAGTTAGTATGGTGTTTGAACCTAATATTGTTGTCGGACAATTGGTCGAAATAAACTCTACTACGGATTCAAACTTCAACGGACAATTTAAAGTTATTGGCATAAATCATTCAGGTACAATATCAGGAGCAGAAGCAGGTCAGCGTATCACAAAACTAAATCTTATGGTAGGTGCTTTGCTTCCAAATGCTAATAATGCACTTACCGGACAAACTGAAACCCAGTTATTTAGTATGGTAACAGGTCAAGAAATTAAAGTTGTAAATTCTAAAGCCCCTGCTGCAGTTCAAGATGTATTCAATTATATACAAAAATACGGCAAAGCTCCGCATTCTCAAGTTACAAAGAATATATGGTGGGATGAATTAGTAAAACCTAACTCTTTAGCTTATGAAAAACCAACATTACAAGTACTTTCTAATCTTTACAGTGTATCTGTACAACTTCAAAACTTTTTAAACAGATTTTATCCTGGTAACAGAGTAACAATAACAAGCGGCTGGCGTTCAAGAGGTTACAATTCTACAATAAAGAATGCTGCTCCTAATTCTGAACATATATACGGAAATGCCATAGATTTTTTTATACCGGGACAAATTAATACATACGTTTTCAGAAACATCCAAACATATTGGGCTGGTAGAAAAAAACAATATCCGAGCTTTATTCATATAGATAGGTCAATATCACACGGGAAATACGCCAATGACTTCTAATTTTACACAAATGACAAATACACCTGATTTATTTCAGGCTTTGAAAGCTTCGCAAAATAATTTATCTAATTCATTGAATTGTGTACGTATAGGAATTATACAAAAATTTTATGAAGAAAATTTGACAGCAGAAGTCTTGATTGCTAATAAAAAACTCCTAGGACTTAATCGCGATGGCTCTCAAATTTTGCAGGATTATCCTCCAATTTATGCAAAAGTATGTTATTGCAATCCTTTTCAAACTTTCCCGTTAACACAAGGTATGGAATGTATATTGTTATTTGCCGATAGAGAAATAGAAAGCTGGTTTATAAACGGAGGAGTTAATCCTCTTTCTTATACTAGAGTTCACGACAAAACAGATGCAATCGCAATAGTAGGAATTCGTTCGCTTCCTAATATGATTAATATACTTACGGATTGTCTACATCTTTTTTACGGAAACTCAAGCTTACAGTTAAAGAATACTGAGACTGATATAAACAGCAATACTATTAATTTGTCGGCAAATACCATAAATATTAACGGCAACTTGGTTATTAACGGAAAACCATATACAGCACATACGCACTCAAACGGAAATGAGGGCAATCCTACCGGAGGAGTTATAGAATAATGAAAATACGCAATGTTGATGCAAATTGGGATTGGACTTTTGGACAATCAACTACTAATTATGTAAATAAACTTTATGCGGTTGCTCTTGATAACAAAATGAAACTCTTAGAGTTTACTAATGATTGTTTTTTTGCGCTTCAAAACGGAATACCTTGGCTTACTCGTCTAGGTATGAAAAATCAAAAAGATTTATTAGACAGAGATATATTGAACATAGCCCAATCTGTCGAAGGAACTTTAAATATAACAGATTTTCAAAGCACGGTTACAGACCGTTATTATACCTGTTCTTATAATGTTTATTCAATTTATTCTACTGATGCACAACCTATTAATTTTGATACAAGGAATTTTTTAAATGCCTGAAGGAATTACAGAAAACGGGATACAAACAGATTCTTACAATACATTGTTAGAAAATCTGCAAAATGAATTTACGAATATTTATGCTAAAGACGGAGATACTATAAACTTTGATTCAGAAACTCCCGATGGTCAGCTTATTAATATCTTTACCCAAATGGGCACTGACAACAGAGAATTAGCGACAGAAGTATATAACTCTTTTGACCCTTCTAAATGTTCTGGAGCTGTACAAGACAGCCGTTATGCAATAAACTATATATTTAGAAAAGGTGGAACATATACTATCCAAAATATTGATGTTGTCGTTGACAGAACAGTGTCATTGCAAGGATTAGATGCTAATTACAACGATATTGATGCAGCATCTTATACAGTATCTGATGATGCTGGAAATTTATGGTATTTAATAGATACTGTTACTGTTGAAAGCGGTTTGCATTCATTACCTTTTAGATCCAAAGAAATGGGTTTGGTTCAACCTGTTATTGGAACTATCACAAATCAGGTAACTATTGTTCTTGGCGTTGTTTCTGTTAACAACTCTACTGCTCCAACTACACTTGGAGAAACACAAGAAAGTGATGCAGAGTTCAGGGTTAGACGTGAACGTTCTACCGAAACCCGTTCTCAAAACAACATTGATTCAATTTTAAGCAACATATTAAATTTAGAAGGTGTAACTGATGCTACTGTATGGATGAATACAACCAATAACACAGATTCAACAGGTACCCCTCCACATTATATATGGGTAATAGTTGAAGGTGGCGCTAACTCCGATATAGCAAATATAATTTATGCTAATTCGGGAGGTACAGGTACTAAAGGAAATATTACAGTAAATGTCCCAAGTATTTCAGGGCAGGTATTTGAAGTAAACTTTGACCGCCCAACCCCAGTACCTTTATATATTCAATTTACCTTTAAATTAACTACTGATTTATCAGCCATAGATTTAGACGGAATAAAACAATATATTGCATCTAATCTTACATATAATGTCAACGAAGCAGCAGAAACTTCCAAAATTTCTTCAATTGCAAGTGAAGCTATTGTTGCAAATGGCGGTGGTGGATATGCTTTACAGCCTCAAATCTCTCTTGATGGAAGTAATTGGACAGATTATATCCCGAGTGCATCTTTAGAAAATAAATTTGTTGTGGATATTACAAGAATAACTATAAATGTACAATCATGAATTATTTAACTTTATTAAACGAGCTTGAGAACTATTATGCAAATCTTTTAATTGTTCAATATAACGGAAAACCAAAAGCTGCATCTACTATAAAAACACTAACTCAATTGGTTTGGGTAAATATGATTTTACTTCAAATTCGAGATGCTTTTGACTGGAAAACAGCTAAAGGAAACCCATTAGATATTATAGGTCAATGGGTTGGACTTGACAAATTTTATAAAGGTCAATTATTTGATTTTCACGCGTGGTTCGCTTTAATTGACTGGGATAAAGAAGGAGATAATCTTCAAGGCGGTTTTTCAACGTTTGATAATTTTGAAACTCTCAAAGGAGGATTTCTTGATTATCAAAATATTTTACCTACTCAGAACCAATTATCTGTCGAACAATATAGAATATTAATTGGCTTGAAAATTATCAAAAATAATATTGAATTTACTTGCAAAAATATAGATGATGCAATTTGGAATTACTTTGAAGGCCAGATTTATACAACTTGGCGGCCAATGGAAGTTACTTATCATTACCCTAGTGAGATGAATGTAATTATGGAAGTTGCATTAGATGAAAATGTCCTTTTAGCACCCACGGGTGTAAATATAATTTTACAGGAGATAATAGAAAATGCCTAAATTACCACGAGTTACAGCTAAAGTATTTGCTTTAAATGCTGCCGAAAATGATATTGGACAATATGGTTCTGCTTTATCGGGGACAAAAGTTTATACCGGAGATATAGCAGAAATTCAAGCCTTACCGGCATATGAAACAGGGTGGCGGGGAGCCGTTATATCTAATAGAAATTACCCTACATTACAAGAGATGAACGGACTGCAAAAGATTTTTTCTCAGCAAATTGCATATTTATATCAAAACGGCACATTTGCAGAATGGGATTCTAACACCGAGTATTATGCTGATACATCATTTTGTCAAGTTAATGGAACAATATATAAATCTCTGACTGACAACAATAAAGGTAATAATCCTGTAACTGATACTATTAATTGGAAAAAATTAGACATTTTAACTTTAGAAGATATGTCAACGATTACCAGTTGGAGTTTTCCTGACAGCAGTAAAGCTGTAAATTTGACCCTTTTAGCAAGTGGACAAAGTTATACGCAGCCGGTAGATGGTTATTATGCTATTAGCAAAATAGCAGGTAAACAAAATGCATATGTTTCAATGTATTCAGGAGGTTTAGGGTATACCTGTCCATCACCGAATACGCAGGGGCACTGTGTGCTTTCTATCTGGGCACCTGCAAATCAAGGCTGTGTAGTAAATTATGATGCTACCGGTGACGTCGTTTATTTTAGATTTATACCTGCGAAAGGAGCTGTAAATGAGTAAATATTATTATATCGAAGAAAATAATAAAATAATTGGTTTTGATACAGATAAAGCCAGACTGGAACAAATTATTGCAATGCCACAGTATTCTCATCTTGAAATAAAAG